TGGACTTGAAGTGATGATGCTCGAAAGAGGAGAGATTGAGAAATACGTAGACTATCCTTTCGTTATTACAAGATGTAACGAAAAGGATTTTGGTATCATAAGAAGAAAGCAGAATAAGAAAGATTATAATCAGTTCTTACTGATGGAGGATTTAACAGATGTAAGTACACAGCTTCGTAAATGGCGTATCATTGCTGGAACGGCGAAGAATGAACTGAAGACGTACATCAACAGACAGTATTCGGATTCCAACGGGGTTGATTGTGTACATCTTCTGGATGGAGAGCGTCCTTATCGACCGGACCTCTTACAATCTGCGTTATCTCCTGATACATTCTTAATTGGTGATTTGCATCTCAGCACAACAGATAAGAAGAAAACAGATCAGATTATCCGGAATATCAATTCCAGAGTTGGAAGAGATTCAAAGCTCCTGATTCTTGGTGATTTGGATGGTAAGAAAGGAACTGGATCGTGGAAACTTTGTAAAGATACACTTGATAAGTTAAATACCAAGAATCTCTATTTCATTCTTGGAAACAACGATCCATATCCTATTGAGGATTATGTTAAGATGGGATTCTTATCGGTTACAGATATTGCAACGTATGATATCACATCTTCTGAAAGAGTGATTCTTACACATTGTCCATATCCAGTAAAGAATGATGAAGTAAATATTCATGGTCATATTCATGGAAGCCGTTGTTATTGGAATTTAGATTGGCATAATCATTATGACGTTTGGGATCAGGATTTCTTCCCAATTACAATTCGTGAAGCATTGGATATCGTCCATAAAGGATTATATACAGCAGTAACTGAGATACATAAGAATTACTAAGGAGGATTTATTCATGAGAGTGATGGACACAAGACGAATAAGTAATGCAACATATAGTGAAGTTCGTTGTCTTTTAAGAAAAGCAGAAAATGATGGAAACCGCCATGCATCAGCAGCACTTTCCTTATTAGAACAGGATGAATTCCTCATTCAGGATATGGATCGTGATGTTGAAAAGGCTGCAGCATCTATGGAAAATATTATCGGGCAGATCACAGAGATTTATGATAGACTTTCTGAGTTGGTCATAAATGACAGAAACTATTTACCGGTAACTACTGAGTTAGAGGCACTCCGTAGAAATGCAGAGTTTTGTTTAAAGGAAATTGAAAGAGTAAAATAACAAAAAAAAAAAGAAAGAAGGAGAAAGATCATAGTTGTCTTTCTCCTTCCTTTTTACTCGTTTGAAGCGGTCCCTTCCTTTAAGGAATCGAACACATACTTCGCAAGAGATGAATCTGTATTCACATCCAGCTTTACTTCTACATTTGTAGATGCTACGGATACGTGGAGCATAAGAGCTTCACCATTTAAGATTTCTGTAAGCTTTCTCGGTAAGATTGTTACTACACTCTCAGCAAACTTGCTAAGATCGTATTTCTTCTTCTTTACCGTCTCTTTCAGGACATTTACATCCTGATGGATTTCATAAGTATACTTAACTGCATGAATTTTTGCGAATTTTCCATTTCTTCGGATCCGTTCATTAGTGACCGGATCAATTGTTACTTCGCCGAGATCATCTACAGTTGCATTTACAACCTCATAACCAAGACTGGTTGCACACGATTCGATGGTTTTACGGAATACCGTAGATGTAGAATCAACGTCTGTTACAACTTCGATCGCAAGATCAACACTGATCTTATATCTTGTCTTGAAGAAGATTGCAATCTTTTCAAATAATTTCTTTAATGACATGATTTCTTCCTTCCTTTCTTAAGATTTCATTTCATTATGTGTTTACTTATCATAAAAGTTCCAGGGATGAATCCAAATCCTTTAAATCTTTATGATATTGCTAAATCCAGTTGTCTTTCTCCCTGTTTTTCCTTCTTCAATACTTGGCATATTAAAAGTTTCTGTAACAGACTTAAACGGTGCTACAACAGAATTGATGACCGTTGTATAGTCGACAAATGGAATGATCCACTGTGGAATATCTTCATGAAGTGGTATTCCAAGAACTGTTAATCCTTCGCATTGAATTCCTTTTCCATTGGAAAGCTTTCTATTGAAAGTTCCAGTGGTATCTTCAAAGATTCCCGTTTTTATATTTGCATAAAGCTGTGGATCTGTTCGTTGTAAATCAGAGAGCATATCAATAGATGTAATCGTGGTCTTTAAAAGACTTAACTTCACAGGAAGTTCTACTGCACGGTCTGGATATAAAACATTCCAAGCCAATGCTCCACGAACACTTTGCTCTCTATCTGGGGTTGCATAAGCATCCAATTCTTTTGCTGATGCAATTGGTAAATATCTCTTATCACCAGATTCAATAGTTCTTCGTACTTCATAACGGAAATTCTGAATCTCTTTCATAATCCGTTTGATATCAAGTTGCTCTGGTTCTAAGATCAAATCTTTTACGATATGCATAAAGAAATTTGACGCATCATCTGATGTAGATGCTTTCTTAAAGTCAAATCCTTTTACATCGTATTTCGGTTTCAATAAGCGGTTTCCTTCTCGAAGCAATACCTTTGATAAGTAGCGTTTCTTTACTTTTGCAAGAATAAGGTTTGAGAAGAAGAATTCGTTCTTCATAGAGTACCGTGGTCTAATACTTTCTTCCACATTACTCATTTCTCCATAATAAAGAAGAGTCTTTGTAATAACCGCTGTGATTGTATATGTAATGGTATTTACTGCAATGAAGACATTATTCCATGGGTCCCGTCCATATTCTCCATGTTTTAAATTCTCCAAGCAATATTCCATAAAGGTATCCAAAGATAAGATATTTGAGTCTGTGTCGATAACTGTAACAACATCTCGTCTAAAGTTCTTGAGTTTATAGATACGGTCAGTGTACATAAACTCCACGTAACAATAATCCATATAGATATCCTTTAAAGCATCTACGTATTTCTCGATGCTCTTTGGAACTTTATTTGGATTATAGAAGTAATTAAAGTCTACAATACTTGCCCATTTCTTCATGGGTTTCTTAGCAGATTTTACTTCCTCTAAATACTCCTCTGGAACGACAGAAAAATCATCATCTGATTTCATGTACTCGTAATTATCTACAGTACTAAAAACTGTATCCCAGATAGCTTTTACTTCATCATGAGCATCTGTAAATGCAATGAGGTTATTCTTCCAATAAATTCTTGTGATATCTTCTTCACTCAAACTTTCCATGAATTCTCTAAGAGTTTCTCTATCTTCATCAGTAGCCCCTATAACAGCCGAAGATATTCTCTCGTAGCAAATATCTAATGGAACCCTCTTTATCCAATCCTCACATTTCACTTTCTCATCCAGAACTGTCTGAATCCAGAAATAACATTCATTAATGTCGACAAAGTTAAAATTCGAAGCTAAGAATGCTTCGAAGGTCGTCTCTGCTGTTGAGATTACCGATTGAGCTGATTTTGTTGTACATGGTGCAGTGAACTGATTATAGAACGCAGATGCCTTCATACCACTCGCTCCGTAATAACTATTAGCTAGACGCTTCTCATTCCCTTGTTTGATATCTTTAGAAGCATACGCACGAGATGACTCATCTTCAATAGCAAACATCTCTTTCTTGATTCGTGCTCTTTGAACCAAGAAGTCATCTACCATTAATGCATTTGGATTTATTGCATCTTTATGCTGCTTAAAGAAAGTTCCATTCGCAGCTATGATTGGTTTTGTCTCCATTAACCAATCAAATACAGATACCAAATTTGTCTGTCTAAGTTCGTGTGTATAATCGTTTTCTAATGTCGTTTCGGGATTTCTTAATTCCCTTAGAATTATTTCATCTATATTTTTCTTTAAAAAATCATCTTTCCAATCAGGGTGAAGTTTCTTTAATGCATCTTTCACCTGATTTCTATATTCTTTCAAAAAATGACTGTCTTTTACTTCCATATAATTCAGTCCTTTCTTTATTTTCTCTTAAGATTTTTGTATTTTGACTTATGCTTATCCAGATTGAGGGTATTAAAAGGGAAAGAGTATAATCACCCTTTCCCTTAAAATTATTTCATAATCTGGACTTTCTTACACTTATCCTTTAGAGGTTTGATTCGTTTATTTACCATATTAGAAATAGCTTCAAATCCAGAGTCTACTAACTCATAGACATAAGATTCAGCTCCTGGTTCGTATTCCCGTAATCGTCCACTCATCTGTCTTGCAGTAACTTGAGAAGCGTAAGGTTCCATTACGATAATAGAACGCATGAACTTAATATCTGTTCCAGTTCCACTACTTGCTATCGTCGTAACGATGATATTGGCAAATCGTTTTACTCGTTCATTTACCTCTTTGGTGTTCTTTGAATGGAGAGTTCCAACGCTATAATCTGGATACTCTTCCCGAATAAATCTAGCGATGGTTTCACAATACTCAATCTTTGGTATCATAACCATAATTCGTCCTTCATGTTTCATTGCTTCTTTTAAGATCTTAAAGAATACAATGTAAATGGTTTTATTTCGATCATATTTAAAGGCATAGTCAGCCCAGCGAATAATCGAAACTCCTTTATATGTATAAATACGACTCTGCTGT